GTCGAACGGGACGGAGAACCCTGCGGACTCGCGCCTTTGAGCGCCTGCGAAATTTTTGCAGGGGGGTTTTGACGGCCAAAAACCGCATTTTTATGGGACGCACCCCGCAGCCCACCAATCTCAAGGTCATTCGCGGCAACCCGGGCCAGAGACCTCTGAACGACGCCGAGCCGCAGGCTCCTGCGGCCGACCTGACCCCGCCCGAAGTCCTCGACGAAGTCGGGCTTGAAGTCTGGAACGAGGTCGCGCCGCTCCTGTCGAGGATGGGCGTCTTCACTCAGGCCGACCGGCGACTCCTGACTCGCTACTGCCTCCTCCAGGAGCAGTTCGCTCATGTCGTGAAGCACGTTCGCGAGAATGGGATGACTCAACTGACCCAGACCGGGTATTCGCAACTCACAGCGGAGGGTGCGTTGTTCAAAGGCCTGCCGTCCGAACTCCTGCGCATCGAGCAGCAGTTCGGCATGACGCCGGCGGCTCGTTCCACCATGAAGGTCTCCAATGCCGCTTCCCAAGAAAACCCTCTTGCCGCGTTTATCTCGAAGCGAAGCGGTTAAGCAGGGCAAGTCTTTCTACTTCGACCCAGACAAAGCCCAGCACGCGGTCGACTTCTTCGAGAAGTTCCTCGTTCACTCCAAGGGCAAGTTCGCCGGCCAGCCGTTCACGCTGCTTCCCTGGCAGAAGCACGAGGTGATCGAGGAAATCTTCGGCTGGATGCGGGTCGACACCGACACTCGGAAGTTCCGGGTTGGGTTCATTGAGGTGCCGAAAAAAAATGGCGCCTTGGCCCCCGCAGCCTAGTGTTGCGGGGGCCAAGGTGATCCGGCAAATCAACCCTCCTCTCTGGTATCGGGCTCTACATGACGGTCGCCGACGGCGAGTCGGCCGCCGAATGCTTCGGCTGCGCGACTTCCCGCGAGCAGGCGAGCATCGTGTACAAGCAGATGAAGGAACTCGTCCAGGCGAGCCCTCACCTCTCCCAGATGCTCGAAGTCGTCGAGTCCCGAAAGACGATCGCCTGCACTCCGACGAACTCGTTCTGGCGGGTGATCTCGTCCGACGCCGGTCGCCAGGAAGGCCTCAACATCCATTCGCTCTGCTATGACGAGATTCATCAAGCGAAGGATCGGAAATTATGGGGTGCCGTCCGCTACGGCGGAATTTCCAGAGCCCAAAGCCTCATCCTCGCCATTACCACTGCCGGCACTGACCGAGCGAGCGTCTGCTACGAACTGCACGAACACGCCCTGAAGTGCATGGTCGATCCTTCGTTCGACGACCAGTTCTTCGCCTTCGTGGCCGGGGCGACGATCGAGGATGATTACCGAGATCCCGAGGTCTGGAAGGCTGCGAATCCCTCGTTCGGCGTCACGATGGACGAGGAGTCGTTCAAGGCCGACGTTCGGGACGCCGAGGGCTCGAAGGCCAGACTGGCGGACTTCCTGCGATACAGGCTCAACGTCTGGGTGCAGGGCTCGAACAAGTTCGTTGACCTGACCCGGTGGGAGCGGTGCAAGCGTGGCTACCCGACGCCAGACACGAAGCGAGAGTGGTTTCTGGGGCTTGACCTCGCGACCACCTGGGACGTCAATGCCCTGGTCGCGGTCTCGAAAGCGATTGACGAAGAGAACGGCGACGAGGTCTTCGACGTCATCTGTCGGTTCTGGATACCGGAGGACAACGCTGCCCAGCGGCGGGATGAGGTGCCTTACGTCATGTGGGCTCGCGATCCCCGGGTCGGCTTGACGCTCACGCCCGGCGACACTTGCGACTACGAGTTCATCCGGCGAGACATTCTGGAGTTCGCCAAGAAGCACCAAGTCGTGAAGATCGCGGCCGACCCTTACAACGCCCACCACCTCCAGCAGCAACTTCAGGCGGAAGGATTGTGCGTGGTAGGCTTCTCGCAGACCTTCAGTTCGCTCAATCACCCGACGAAACTCTTGGACACGCTAATCGCCCAAGGGCGACTGCGAACTGCGGACAATCCGATCCTCAACAACCACGCCTCGAACTGCGTTCTGCGAACGAACTCAGAGGGCTACATCAAAATCCAGAAGCCAGCCCCCATGAGTTCGGCAAGAGTTGACGGGATGGCGGCCTTGACGATGGCGATCGCGCTCGCGGCTGACGCGACCGCCGGAGCCAGGATGCCCGACCCGGAGATCATCGTCCTATGAGCGAAGAGCGGGTGCTGTCCGACGTTGTCTGGACACCGGAACGGGGGGCCGAGTCGCCCGAAGTGCGGTCAATCGCCTGGAACAACTTCCTCCTCTCGGACGAGATGTTCATGGGCCAGTGGCGGACAGCCGCCGAGATTCGGATCACGCCCGAGACTGCCCTCGCCAGCACTGTCGTGTTGGCTTGTTGCCGCATTTTGGCAGAGACGATCTCTAGCCTGCCACTTCATGTCATGCGGCGGCAGGACAACGGCGGCTCCACGCCAGCCGCCGACATCCCGCTCTACAAGGTCTTGGCGTTCGCTCCCAACGAGTGGCAGACCAAGTTCGAGTTCTTCGAGCAGATGGTCATGAATCTGACCCTCTGGGGCAACTCTTACAGCCTCATTCGCTCTGGGCGATACGGGGCAGTCTCGGCGCTCGACAACCTCCACCCCTCGCGGATGGACGTTGAGAGACTTGAGAACGGCCGCCTGCGGTACTCGTACACGAACCCCGAGAACGGCCGCCTGGAGCGGTACACGCAAGACCAGATCATGCACATCCGCTGGACAGCGGAGCCCGACGGGATCAAGGGCATGGTGCCGATCGAGATCGCGAGAGAGGCGATCGCCCTGGCTCGCGCCTGCGAGATTCACGCGAGCAAGTATTGGGCGAACTCAGCCCGCCCAGGCGTTGTCCTCCAGACGGACAACTCGCTCTCGCCCGAGGCCGCCGAGCGGCTGCGGGACAACTGGGAGAGGCTGCATAAGGGCAGCGACCGGGCTCACCGAACGGCGATCCTCACGAATGGACTCAAGGTCGAGCAAGTCGGGTTCAACGCCGAGCAGAGTCAGTTCCTGGATTCGCGGAGGTTTCAGAGCGAGGAGATCGCCCGAGTCTACCGCTTGCCGATTTCGCTGGTGCAGGGTCAGAGCAGCGGGAACATGGAGGCGACCGGCCAAGAGTTCGTCACCTACACCCTGGTGCCGTGGCTTCGCCGGATCGAGAGCGGGATCAGTCGGTCGCTGATCTACAACGACGACGTCTTCTTCGCCGAGTTCGACACCAAGGCCCTCATGCGAGCGAACAGCAACGCTCGCGCGGCTTTCTACTCGACGATGCAGAACCTGGGCATCTACTCGATCAACGACTCTCGTCACGACGAGGGCCTGCCGCCGATCGAGCATGGCGACAAGCACTTCGTCGCAATGAACATGATTCCGCTGGAACAGGCCGTGAAGGGGCCGCAGCAGCCGCAAGACCCGATGGCGGCCATGATGGGCGGCGCTCCAGGCGGCCCGCCGCCGGAGATGCCCGGCGCGAAGCCAAGTCTCCCTGGCGTCAAGGTCGGCGAGGCGCCGCCCGAGGCCCCCAAGGGCCAGCCGTCGGAGAAGAAGCCGATCGCCGAGGGCGACGTCGTGACCTGGGGCGACGGAAAGATCGGCGAACTCAAGCACATCATGGAGCAGGGAACGCTCGACCTGAAGAGCGGCGAGAAGGTCGAGGTGCAGCCGGGCGAGCCCGTGGCTCTCGTCGTCGATCCCCAGAGCGGCGAAGAGTTCGCGGTCAAGGTCGCGGAACTCCAGAAGGCGAAGAAGGCCGAGGCCGTCGAGCAGCGGCGTCTCTCGCCGCAGAACCAGTCGCTCTACGATGCCCAGGAGCAGATCGTCCGCGAGAAGGGACGCTGGTCGCAGGCCGACTCGCACTACCAAGAACGGAATCCGTTCGCCTCGCGAGGCATTCTCTGCCGCAACTGCGTCTACTACGAAGAGGGCGGGTCGTGCGAGATCGTGAAGGGCTCGATTCGCCCTGACGCGATCTGCAAACTCTGGATCATCCCTGACGAGAGGCTCTCGATTCCCGAGCAGCGGGTCGAGGAGGAGAGCCGTGCCGCCGACTGCGGCCGCGACGAGAGCGGGAAGTTCGGCCCCAAGAATCAATGCCAGGACGACGATGGAGACTCGTCGCCAGACAGCGACGGAAAAGACCAGCCAAGCAGCAGCGACGGTGACGGCGACCGCCGGGAGCCGACCGGAGATGGAGATGGAGATGGAGATGGAGATGGAGACGGGGGCTCTGACCCCAGTCCCGACGCTGACAAAGACTTCAAGACTGGCGAGACTACAAGGGCTGCCCTCAAGTCCATCCGCGAAAGCGGCGGCTTCTCGGTCAACCCATTCACGGCCGATAGCCCGACAACTGGCTACATGGTCTCTGTCGTCCCGGCCGCCGAGACGATTCTTGATTCTCCGGATGCCGTGACCGACGAAGTCATGGAGAAGTTTCTCCGAGACAACGAGCAGGCTTTCAAGGCCCGTCCGACGCTCCATGTGGGGGGTTGGCTGGACAAGGCAACCGGGAAGGTATATCTTGATCTGTCCGAGCAGTTCGACGATCTCGACGACGCGATTGATTCGGCCGAAAGCACGAATCAGTTGGCGATCTGGGATTTGAACGCCAAGGACGAAATCCGGAAGGAGAATTACGATGGCAGACGGACAAGAAAAAGAAAAGAATCTCGTTCGGTTCGATCTCCCGGGCGGGCTCGACGCAAAGTCGATCGCAGCGGCGATCCGCGAACACGGTCGCCGGATTCTCGACGAAGAGAAGGCGAAGAAAGAGCAACAGCCCAAGAAAGACTGATCGCCACCGCTTCTCGCGCGATGGGCAGCAAGATGCCCCGCGTCGAGGTTCGCGACATCGGCGAGGCGATCGCGGTCTACGATCACCGCGACGATGTGCTGCTCGTCTCGCCGACGCTTCCGGATGAGTTGCAGGCGGGATACGCCTCGCAGGCGAACCCCTACATCCACGAGGCGGCTCACCGGATTCACGCCAGGGCGAACCCTCAGTCCTACGAGGCCGCCGTAGCGGTCGAGTTCTCCGCCGAGCAGCGGAGCCTCATCGCTGAACAAGTCTCGGCAGTCGCTGCGATCAACGGTCGCGAGTTGGTGGCCGAGGTTCTCGCCGGAGTGATGGCCGGCAAGATGTACGGACACGACATCCTGTCGCTCGCCCGGGAGGTGGCCGGAAGTGAGGTGATTCCGTGATTTTCCGCGAGGCGACTCTTCGCGGCGGGGATTACCGCGCGATCTTCGCCGAGACCGAACATCGCGCTGCTGGCTGTGGCCAAAACGCCGACGGCACGTTCGCGCCGAAGAACCAGTGCCAGGAAGACGGGGCAGGGGGCGGACTTCCTCCCGCAGCCCGCGACAACTCCTGGAAGACGAGCGACAGTGAGGTGACGTTCTCTGGTGGCTCGAAGATCGAGTCTCTGGCGATCGCCCAGCCCAAGGCTGTGGCCGCCACGATGAAGCGACTGGGGGTCGATGACCTCGACTCGATCGTTGCGATTGGCGGCGGCGCTGTTCGCGGTTCGCGAATCTCGGTCGGCGACATGGACGACGAGGCGATCACGGTCTCGCTCACCTCGCCGGTCGATCCATCCGATCCCTCTAGTCCGAACGCAACCACCAGCGTGATGCTGATGGAGGGCTTTGGAGAAGGCGAGACTGTCGTCGACTACTCCGACTTCCATCCGGGCGGAACGCTGGGAGACGCGAAGGCCCAGGAGGGTGGCGAGAACAACGCGAAGCGGCTACGACTGGCGAGCATCCTGAAGGAGCGAATGCTCGAATCGCTGCTTGCCGCCGACAAGGCCGGCATCTCGAAGGCCGCAACGATGGCGGTCGGCAGAAAGGGCGACCCTTACGTCAAGGGCTACCGGCTCTGGCCGACGTTCGGCTTCGACGCCAAGGTTCCCAAGTCGTTGATGGCGAAGATTCCGGACGAGATTCTGCTCAAGGCCACAGGCGTCGACATTCCCTCGCAAGGCACCGGAAGGATTCCGCGAGAGGTCGTCATCAAGAACCTTCGCCAACAGGTGAAGAGCGTGACGATCCAGCAACTCATGCAGTTCCGCGCCGGCGAGAACTGGTGGACTGACAACGGCAGTTCCATCGAGATGTCGCTCGACCTGAAGGACAAGAACTCCCTGGGGTACAAGAAGTTCCAGGAGGAGTTGAAGAAACTGCCCGCCCTGAAGAAGCGAAACGAAGGCCGCTCCTGGTATCCGATCGACGACTTCGAGCGTCGTTCGTGCGACGGCTCCGACAAGGACGAGACTGGCCGGTTCGCGGCAGGCAACGACTGCGGCGGGCAGGGCCAAAGCGGCGGCTCGTCGCCCAGGCCTCCATCGCGAGCCAAGCGGGAGCAGTGGCGGAAGTCTGAGGACGACGTTGTCTTCCTCGACTCGAAGTCCCTCAAGGAGGGCTCGCCCGTCATCGGCGGCGAGCGGCTCCACGAACTGGCGATCGAGAGACCCAAGAACGTCGCCGCCGCGCTCGACGCAGTCGGCGTCAAAGACCTCGACACGGCCGTCAAGATCGGCGGCGGCGCAATCCGAGGCGCAGACGTCCGCGTGCGAAACTTCGGGCCTGAGACTGTCAGCATCTTCATCTCTTCGCCGATCGACCCTGACGACGAGGACGTCGGCAGCGTCATCACCAGCGTAGACCTGACCAAGTACGACGATGGCCTGGAGGTCTCATACGGAGGCCTAAACACACCCAAAGGCGTCTCCGACCCATCGCGACTTGACGCGGGGGCTCGCGACAAGACTCGCCTTCGGATCGCAAGTCTCATGCAGGAGCGAATGATCGAGTCGCTCATGTCGGCCCAGAAAGCCGGCGCGGTTCGCGCCTCGACCTACGCCGCAGGCGACAGCGACGATCCCTACTACCAGGGCTATCGGCTCTGGCCGCAGTTCGGATTCGACGCGAAGTTGGATTTGACTCAGTACCAAGTCCCTCCCGAGATCGTCCTCGCCTCCTTCAAGAAGAAGGCCCCTGAGTCGGCGAGCGAGGCCGCCAAGCAGGCCAAGAAACTCACCTCCAAGGGCTTCACGCTTCAGCAGTTGATCTCCACTCGCGAGGGCAAGAAGTGGTGGGACGACAACGGCTCAAGCGTTGATATGACCATCGACCTCAAGGACAGGAAGTCCCTGGGCTACAAGAAGTTGGCGAGGCTCAAGAAACTGCTTCCCAAACTCAAGGAGCGGAACGTCGCCGAGGGTCGAACCCTTTTGGGCTGGCTGATCGAGGAGGTGAGCCGCCGCTCGATGTCGGTGATGGGATTCTTTGGCGGCCTGAGTCGGGCGATCGAGCAGCGGGACTGCGGGCCATCAGACAAGAAGGCAGACGGCACGTTCGCCCCCGGCAACGACTGCCAGGAAGGTGCAGGGGGAGGTGACTCGCCTAAGCCCGGAGGCGAAAAGCCCAGGTCGGTGATCTGGACGCCGGGCCAGTCCGCAGGGCTCGTGACCTCGAAGGCCAGAGAGAATCCACCTACCACGCGCAGCGACGACGGGAAGAGAATCGCCTCGACGTCGATCCCCGACGCGCATGTCTACGAGGGCCGGGGCGGCCGCGAGTTCGTCGGCACCGTGGACGTCGGCGGCGCGTTGGCGTCGGAGCAAGACACGATCCGAGGCGAGAAAATCGACACGGGCAAGAAGGTGCTTGACGGCGCAGAGTCCGAGTACATTCTCGCCGCCCTGGAAGAGCAAGTCCGCGAGGCCACGGGGCGAGGCATCGAGCCCAAGTTCTATTCACCAGAGGAGCGAGAGGAGCAACTGGCGGCCTTCGCCGGGATGATCCCCGAAGTCCGCGGCGGGCGAACGAAGTCTGGAGCCATGATCGAGCAGGAAGACGCGGAACACTTGTTCCGAGTCCTTCAGGCGATCACCAGCCCCAACGCATCGCCGTTCATCAATATGCAGCGAACTGACTCGCTGCTTCAGAAGTTCTTCTATGGCGACGGGCTCGTCACGACCTCCGACTCGCTCGGCGTGACCGGAGCCGGGATCAAGAAGTCGCTCCGCAGGTTCCAGAAGATCGTAGACACGCTCGGCAAGCGAACCGATGGCAGCATCGACACGGCGGCAGGGCTTCGAGCGGCAAGGGAGTTGCTCCAGGGCCGGTCGCTCCGCGCTGGCGACATCGAGAAGTTCTTCGCGGACTTCGCCTCTCCTGGCGAGAAGAAGGGAACATGGAAGCCCGGCTCGTATCTCGTCGATGAGGTCGTTCCGGTCTTCTCGACGTTCGGCCCGAAGGTCGGCCCGTTCTACGGCAACAACAACGGCGACCTCGACCCGCTGACGGCCGACGTCTGGTTCTCTCGAACCTGGGGCCGGGTCACCGGCGAGTTGGTGATTCCAGGCAGTCCGACCAAGTCAGCCAAGCAGGCCACGGAACTGGCGAAGGTGATCGGCAAGGCCAGCGACGACCAGTTGCACGGCATCTCCGGCGCCGCCCTCGCGGACGCCGTGAAGCAAACTAGCGAGACGGGGGCCGTCAGCGATGTACTTCGCGCCTGGGCTGGTGCGAGGCTCAGGCACTACGCCCGAGGTGACTACAAGGAGAAGACAGGCACCGGCGGCAAACTGAATCGGCTCGCGAAGAACATCGTCGAGAACGACACCGCACTCATCGGCGACCCAGGCTCTGGCAGTCGGCGAAGCCACATGATCCGCCTCATGCGGGAAGTCTCGCGAAAGACTGGCACTCCCGTCGCCTACCTACAGGACATTCTCTGGCAGGACGAGCAGGATGCTTACGGCGCCCTCGGCGCCATGACCGCGACGAACGTCGGCGAACCGTCGCTCTACTCTGACCAGATCAGAAAACTCGCCGCCAACGATGGCAAAAGCCGCAAGCAACGAGCCAAGGCCGATCGCGGCTATCGTCGCAACTACGAGCAGCCCGAGCCCTTCGTCGACGACTACGAGCGCGGCGGCCGCGAGCAGATGCTGTGGGACGCCGCATTGGCTCACCTGAGCGACGAAGAGTTCGCCGAGGCCGTCATCAAGTTAGCCGAGAAGGCGAGGCCGACCGAGGAGCATCGCGAGGAGCGCCGCAACTTCGCAGCGCTCGACTACGGGGTCGAGATTCGCTCCGCCGACTGCGGCCGCGACGAGGGAGGGAAGTTCGGGCCGAAGAACGAGTGCCAGGAAGAAGGCAGCGGCAGCGACGATCCGCCTCCGCCGTCCTGGGCGAGCAACATCGAACACAGCATGAAGAAGTCGCGAGGCTACGACGACCCCGCAAACAAGCAGGCGTGGCTGAACCTGTCTGGCACGTTCTATCCAGTCAGGGGAGATCACGGTGAGTTCGCCCTCAATAACGGAGTCGAGGGCGGCGGCGAAGACCTCCTTGACGCAGGGTGGCTTCGCGTCGCTGGCGTTGGATCGGGGACGCTCTACGTCGGCAACTCTGGCGGAAAGCCTCCTACCAAGTCGCAAATATCGGCATTGCGGGACTTCGCGATTTCAACCGGAGTCGTGAACCAAGTTGTCTTCGATGACGGGCGATCTCGTCGCGGGCGAGTTCTCTGGAGCAAGGAAGAATCCCGCTCTGCCGACTGCGGCCGCCAAGACGGCGGGATGTTCGGAGACGGCAACACCTGCGCCAAGGGAGACGAAGGACTCTCGAACAGCAAGGGCGAATCGTTCCGTGGCGTTCGTCGCAAGTCTGACAAGACCCAGACGAAGGTGGCCCGCAAACTCTATCAGATGCGGGTTCCCGAGAAGAACCTCAAGGGGCTCGTCCGCAACCTGGGCGGCAAGGTGAGCAACACGTTCGTCGAGATCGACCCGACTCGCGGCGACGAAGGCGTGAACGTCTTCGTCCGCGATCGAGACAACAACGAGACGCACTACATCCACATCGGCTACTACGGCGCGACGATCTACACGACCGACACTAAGCCGGCCGGAGAAGTGTCTCGCATCCAGGCCGCCGCCAAGGAGTTCCTTCCCAAGACCATCGACAATCGCCTCTGGGGCGCGGGCAACGACTATCCGGTCTATGTCGTCAACAGCCCCGACGAGACGTCGAAGCAGTGGGCTGGCCTGTCGGCGAAGCAGCGGCTCAAAAACGAGCGTCGCTCCGCCGACTGCGGCCGCACGGATGACGGGAAGTTCGGCCCGAAGAACGAGTGTCAGGAGGAGGGCAGCGGCAGCGGCAGCGAGGAGAAGAAGCCCTCAAAGGGTGCCTACCGCGACGCCGCAAACCCGCTCGCCATCAAGCGAGTCCGAGAGGACATCGACAATGGCAACCTCCAGTATGCCGCCGAGAACATCGAGTTCTTGATGGAGTCGATGCCGCCTTCCGAGGTGGCGAAAGAACTTGGATTCAAGTCTTTTGATGTCGACGGGTCGTTTGACCGCGACTCGAAGAAAAAAGGCGGCATCCTTTCGTTCTTGCGGGGAGACCCCGCCAAGTCTGCGGCGAACCATTTGGCGAAACTGGCTCTCGCGGCCAAGCACGAGCCGGGGCTCAAGGAATCGTCAATCAACTTCTCAAAGTTCAACACGACCGTGGACTCGATTGCAGCAGAGGCCGGCATCACTCGCCTCTTTGATAAGTTGAAACTGGCTACCGCAATGGCAGGAGTGAAGGCTGCTTGCAACCTGAAGACAGGCGCTATCACAGTGGTGCAGGATCGCGCCGGAGACCAGAAAGAACTCA